TTCACTTCGAACAGCCCGTCGGCGTCTTCCTCGGTGACTCGGAAGAACGTCTCTTCCGAGGCGAACATATACTCCAAGTCCCAAAAGTGCGAGAGCACAGCGGCCATGTCCTCGCGCAAGGTCTTGGTGTCGAGACTGATTCTGACGTTGCCCTCCTCAAGTAACGCCATCGTCTGGCGCGCGGTCCGCGGCGCGTTCGGCCGATCCGATTGCCGGCCCATCTGCAGGTCGCTTTGCCCGGTGAGCTTTTCTCCGTAAGCAAGAGTGGTCTGCTCCTTCCACGTCGCGACGTTGATATCAGTCTTGATCTCGATCTGGCGCAAGTCGCGCTGTGGATCGTCCAAAGGAATGGGAAGGCCGGGCTCGAGCTTGAAGGTATCGGCGTTGAAATTGGAGCTGGGCCGGTAACCGATGGGCGGCGAGGCCGCGAATTGCGCACCCTCGGTTGCCAGGTTGGTGTTGACGCGCAGCTCGTCCTCCAGATTGATGAGCTGCTCCGCCATGCCCATGCCCCAATAGCTGCCATCCTTGACCGCAGAGGCCTCGACGAACGGCCGGCGGTTTTTCTTGAGCGGGTACAGATCCTCGAGCGACTGCACGCCGATGATGAGGTTGATGTCCCAGATGTACTTGATCACGAAGTCGTGCTGGTGCATCTCGCGCTTGGTGAAGTCGTACTCGTCGGCGGTCGGGGTGCCGCCCCGCGGGCCTTTCTTTACCGGGCGCCATTTTCCGTACCACTCCAAAACCATGATCCACTCGCCGGCGCTGAGGGGCCTTTGGTAGAGCAGGCCTTCGGCTTCGTCCTTCTCGCGTTTGATTTCCTCGCCCTGGTACTCACGCCTCAAGCCACTGCGGGCCGCGTTGACGATCGCGTCCCAGTTGTCGGTGATGCCCTGATACTCGCCGTTCTCTTCGCCTTTCAACAGCTCCTCAGGCGTCAGCCGCACGCGCCGAATGACGAACGAGAATTGCTGGAGGTTATCGACCTCTTCGGCCGGGCAGATGAAATCGTCAGGCCACAGCGGCACAAAGTCAGGACCCTCGTAATCGACGACCTCTTTGCCTTTCACCGTGAACGTGTCTCGCCGCCAGGGCGAGTAGGCGAAAGTTCGGCCGAAAAGAGTCTTGCGGAAAACGAACACGCAAAACGGGATCAGCAGCTTCATCGAATTGAACACGCGCCAGGTCATGTACCTGCTGATTTTTTTGTCGGTCTTCGCGTCCGACGGACCCACGGGCACGGCCACAATTTCGGCGTCGTCCCCAAAAAGCGAATCCATCTCCTTGGCCCATTTGACAAACACATTCCACTGAATATAAGGAACGGGCATGTTCGACGTGCCCTCTTCACCCATCGCCGGCGGGTCGACCATCTGCCGCCAGCGCCGGTAATACTGGCGCCAGCGCTGCATGCGCCGGTTGTGATCGCCCATCGCTGCCCTGTAGTCCATCTGGATCCGGGCGGCCAGGCGATCGAGCTCGGCCTTGGGCCAGCGCAGCTGGAAGCGCTTCGGATCAGACGGCGCCGGCGCGCGGTTCGGCGTCGGCTCTGGCCGGATGGGTATCGGTTGCGCGCTCATAGGATGCGGACGAGTCGTCCCCTTCTATCGGGTTCGGCAGGTTGCCGGCGCAGCTCGGTCCGCGGCTGCACGGGCAGCGGCCGTGGCATTCGCGTGATGACGATCACGGCCAATGCGAGCGCAATCACGGTGTCATCGTGGCACCCACGCTGGGCCTCCGCTTTGCCCATGGGATTAATCACAAACGTTAGAAGCTCCTGCTGGGTAACAGGATCATGGACCACGATCGCCAGCTGGCGGATGACCTCATCGAGTGCGGAGATCAGCATCGGCCGGCTGACGCCGGTCGTGTCCCACCCGATGCGATCCCCACGCACTTGCGGATCGCGGTCCGGGCTGACCGGCCGATGATAGATGAGAGTTGGCGGATAATCCGCGTTTAGAATACTCTCGAGCATCGAGATACCACCACCGCCCGGGTTTCGCTCGCCGCATATCTGCGCATTGTTGTAAAACTTCCCGAGGCGCGCCATGTACCTGCCGGTTTCGCCGGGCATCATGCGCGCGCGCAGGACCGCGACTTGCTCGCCTGTGTCGCGGTCGAGCACCTGGCCGACGCTGTAATCAGGATCGGGCTCGCCCTCGCCCTCGGTCGCATCGAGTCCCTGCGCGCAGTCGGCGCCGAGCGCGTAGAGCTTGCCTTTCTCTGGCCTGCGAAATATTTTGAGCGCGCCGAATTGCGTCGGCAGGTAGACCAGGCGCTGCTCGCCGCCGCCGACGTCGTTGATCTCGAGCTCGCCCACCATCGCGTCGCGAATGATCGGCATCTTCTGAATGTGGGGAATGCTGAAGCGATTGCGCGACGATGCGGTGAACGCTTCTTCAGGCGTGGCTGGATGCTCACGCCGGAACTTCTGCATGTCCCCGCCGCAGTCGTTGATGATCGTCCAGCGGCGCCACCCGAGCTGCTCGAGCGAAAGGCTGTAGCGGCCCATCAGCTCTCTTTCCTCGCGCGAGAGCGAGTCCTGGAACACTGCAGGAGGGACGGCCAGCGGCATCCGGTTGTCGGGATCCTCCCACCAGGACATGAATAGCGGCACCCACTCGGATTCGCTCGTGGCTTCGAGCGAGGCCTGCCACATCTTATGGAAGTCGTCGCCGATGGTTTTGCTGGTGCCCTCGATAATCGCGCACGTTTCCGGCAGCTTCGCCACCGCGGACATCACTGCGATGCGCGTGTTGGCTGAGTCGGCGTAGTACGGATACTCGGAGAAATGCACATTGTCGATCCGGAACCCGCGGCCGAATGTGGCGGTGCCGGCTGTATGAATCTGGATCCAGCTGGACTCGGTATCGTCACCGTACCCGAAATAAAGTCGATCGGCCAGCACACGGGTAGGCGGCAGACCGATCACGCCGGCGAATGGTTTGTACAGATCGTGGAACCGTTTATAGATTTGGAAGATCTGCTCGACCGACGTCTCACTGTGCGCGAGCACCACGGTGTGTGTGCCGGCGTTGAATGCGGTGTCGTGAAAGAACCTGGCCGCGGTGCCCGTGGTGGCTTTGATGCGGCGTGACTTCAGGTAGATAATCCGGACGGGCCGGCCGCGATCGCGCTGGCGCTGGATCGCTTCCTCGAGACGAATCTGCCCCTCGGTAAGATGCATCGGGACCAGCTTGCGACCCTGCGTCTCTACGGTGAGACACTCGCGACAGAAGCGCGCGTGATTCTGGAAACCAAAGTAGACATCGTCGTCGATTTTCATGCGGCCTTTTTGTAGATGGGCACGTCGTTCCAGACCGCTTTGCCGAGCACGTGACAGGCGACCTGACGCTTGGCTTCGTTCAGCCGCTCGTGGGCCCAGCTCGCCGAGCGGCTGCGCTCGGCGCGGCTTTGCGCCAGGGGCGCCCCGGTCAGATAGCGCTCGATCATGTTGCGCTCTGTCTCGGGCAGAAGCGCGATCGCGTCGAGCAGCTTGCGCCGATTCCTGAGTTGGTCGACCGTCTCATCAGGCAGCGGGCTGGGATCGGTCGAGATGGACGCCGGGATAAAGCCCAGGCTCTCCTGGATGGCTTCGACCGAATCGTGCGTCAGCTCCTTGTAGGCCCGCCGGCGGGTGGCATCTATCATTTGGCCCCTAACTAAGAACCAGGCGTAATGGTCAAATGGCCCGAGGCCTGGCCGATACCTCATCGCTGCTTTACAGAGGCCGACATAGCCTTCGCTGATGAGGTCGCCGAGCTCGAGCTCGAGCGCGTAGCCGGCCTGGCCGGATTGGGTAAACATCTGCAGGACCTTCTGCGCTACTTTCGCAACCATCGGCATATGATCGATGATCAGCTGCTCCCGCCGCTCTTTGAGGCGCTGGCGCCGCACTCGCGTCACGGCTGCAACTCCTGGGCGGCCGCGCCCTCGTTGCGCTTGCGATAGAGCACCACGAACTGCTCCCAGGTGATAATCTGTTCGCCTCCGGCGTGATCTTCTCGGCGTGATCTTCTGATCGTTGGCCGGCCGCCATCTCGGCCAGTTGCTTGAAT